TATCCGTCTCCGGCGCGTCGGAAACACGAGAGCGGACAAGGCACATATCCGTTCCTTTACAGCGTTCGACCTGTACGGTGAGGGACGCCATAAGAGTGGTTCCTTTCTAGATAAAGAAAAATCGTTACGCCAGTATCATACCACGCAAGCGCGCGGTTGTCAAGCAGCGCGTAAGTCGAAATTCAACCAAAAACCCCACCGAAACCCCTTGACAGACGGAAACTTGTGTGCTAGAATAATACTTGATACGGCATTTGCCTGTCTTATAGTTGCGGGCTTCAGTTAGGAGGAGAAGTATATGCCCAGCTCAATTACGGACTACATCGGTTTACTATACAGCGACAACGTTGTATCCTATACGACCGTCAGTGTCAAACTGACCGACGGTCGTTTTGTGTGTCAGACGTTCAGCCTCGCGCAGCGCGCAGAGATCGCTGCGTACATACAGAAACACCTCGGCTACGACGTCTACATCAAACGTGCTTCTCAGTACATCAAACCAGACCGCGGTTCTTCCGGAACCGCCGACATCGCGTATCTCCAGCGGGTGATTACCGCTGATATTGACATCCAATCCGACGCACACAAATCCCAGACGCTTCCCGCGTCGAAAGACGACGCGCTGAAACTGCTGAGCGAAAGCGGCTTGCCGGAGCCGACGCTTATTGTCCACACCGGCAACGGCTTAATGCCAATGTGGGTGCTACGAGAACCGCAACGCGTTGCCGACGTTGCGCCGATCCAGGCGGGCGTCGAGGCACAGCTGCGCCTTACGGCGGCGCGGTACGGCTGGACACTGGACAACACCAGCGACGCGGCGCGGTCTATCCGCGTCATCGGTTCGTACAACTGGAAGCAGCGACCACAGAAAAAGCCCGTCACCATTATCCGCAACAGCGACCGCTACTACGACCTCGCCGACTTCACTCAGTTTGCCCGCAACCCGCTGCTCGTGCCGCGTCGAACCGGCAGCGCGGCGACGCGCGAGACGATTGAGACGTTGCTGAAATACATCCCTGGTGATGGTCTGGAGTACAATATGTGGCTGGCTGCGGTCTGGGCAATTCAGTCTGCGCTATCGGAAGAAGACGCGGCTGAGGTGCTGGACGGATGGACGTATGACTGGGAGAAGCACCAGAAGCCGGAGGATGTCGAGAGCGGCATCGGCGTCCTCGTCAACCTCGCCCGCGAACACGGGTTTGAGGGTACAATCCCCGGACTGCGCGGCGGATATGTGACATCGCCGGAACTGCCCGATCCGGTGCGCGTCAACCAGCGCTACCTCGACATCGAGATTGACCCCGACGACCAATATCCGAATATTGTCGTCATCCGCTCGCCGAAGGGGACGGGGAAAACGCAGTGGTTGGCGAAAGTCGCGAAATGCTACAATCGGGTGTTGTCAGTCGGACACCGCGTCTCGTTGGTGCGGCAGAGTGCGCAACGCCTGGGGCTGACGCCGTACTATGAGGACGGGAAGTGGATCACCAACGCCCCACGCGTTGCCACCACCATCCACAGCTTGGATAAGATTGAGACCAACGCGCCCTACGATCTCGTAATTATTGACGAGATCGAACAAGTGTTGAAGGCGATTGTCAACGACCGCAACTTGAAGAGCCGAAAGGTCTCTGCTGTCGGCGCGCTGATGGAATACATCCAACGCGCGAAATTGGTAATATTCGCCGACGCCGACGTAGGAGAAGCGACGTTGACTTTTCTCCAAACAGCACTTCCCGATAGGAAGGTCGCGTTCGTCGAAAACGAGTACGCACACCGACCAATAGATCACTTTGTACTGCTACCGTCGCCGGAAGACGTACTCCAGAAGTCGCTGGAGTGGTACGATCCAAGCGAGTGTAAAATAGCACTCGCGTGCAACACGCGAGCAGACGCCGACCGTGCGGAATTGTTCTACCGGCAGTTTTTGCCGGAAGCGCGCGTGCTGAAGATTACGTCAGAAACAAGCGAGAACAACAACGAAACGCTTGAGCGCATCAACGACATCCTGAGAAACGTTGATGTGTTCATCTACTCGCCGTCGGTCGGCACCGGCGTCTCGATTGACATAGAGGGGTTTGCGTTGTTCGGCATCGCGCGCAACGGCGTCGGTGTCGGTGATGTGGACGACTTCCGCCAGCAGCTGGGGCGCATCCGAAATCCGCTTGAGCGCGAGATCAACGTGTACGTTGAGACGAAGCGGATGAACGAGCCGACTTCACCCGACGCCTACCGCGACCTCGCCAAACTGCGCGAGTTGGAAGCGGATTTCCGTGTTTCACGCGCGAACGGCGCGGCGGAACCGGCAACGGAGTGGGATCGCGTGTATCTCGATCTCTACTGCGTCGCCAAAGCGAAGACCGCCGCACAGAAAAACGACTTCTTCAACAATATCATTGGCGCATACGCGGCGGAAGGTGTTGAGGTCTGGGATGACCGCGACAAGCCAAACCTGCCGACCGACCGCCGCCGCGAACTGGCGAAAACGCTGCGTGAGCAGCGCGAAGCGCAAGAGCGCGCCCGCGCAGAGCGCATCGCCAGCGCGCCGACGCCGAACGACGCGCAGACGGAAGAACAAAAGCGCGACGCAGAGCGGAAGGTTGAACTGGAAGAGCGCTACGGTATCGAGGTTGACGCCGATCTGGTTTTAGACGACGAGAGCGGTGCATACACACAAGCGCGGCGGTTTGCGTCTGTCGAGGACGCAGAGATTGCGAAAGCGCTGGACGAGATAGAAGCAGCGCGGCGGTTTAGCGCCGACCGCAACTTATTCGCACTGTTCGCGTTCTGGTTCAACACATTGCTTGCCGCACTGCGGCTGCGGATTGAAGAGGGCGCAGAGATTACCATTACGGAAGAGTTTATCGACCTCGTAGACCGCAACCGCGCGCTTATCCAAGCCGCGCTGGGCATCAAAGTGCGCGCCGATTTTCGCCAAAAACCGATGTCGTTCGTCGGCGCGCTTTTCGCGCGCATCGGCGTAGGCATCGAAGGGAAGCAGCAAAGAGTGGAAGGAGGGAAGCGGGTGCGCGTCTACCGGCTGGTCAATGTCGAACGCGCACGCCTACGCGCCACCGGCATCCGCAAGCGGCACGCAGAACGCAACGCGCCGGTGTTTGAGTTTCTCGGAGTGTCACAACAGAAGAGTGTCACAACACACCATATAAATAAAAAAAGAATTGCTGTTGTGACAACTACTTCTGCATATTAGGAGGCTGGGATGAAGTCTTTTGAAGAACAAGCCGCGTTCGGACTGCCCTACGAACGCGCGATTGCACAAGCAGCAGCGTTGCTGCTCTACCCACAGTGTTTCGATCTAACGCTGGTGCGTCTGGGCAAGTATGCGCCGTTGGATTTTCTTCTGTTGGACGGCGTGCTACCGGTCGCAGCGCTGGAGGTCAAGCGGCGGGCAGTGCGGTCCGATACGTACAGCACAACGATTTTGCCGCAATCCGTCTTTGATGCGGCAACGCGCTTGGCAATCCCGACATATGCTGCTATATTATTCATTGATGGCCTGGCGATATTCGATGTTGTCCGCACGCCATCAAACGTTCGCTGGCTGCGGACGCGACGCGGGACGGTGCGGAAGCACCGCGAATACGACATCAAAGAAAGGTTGGTAAAAGTTGAAACGCTACATCAACGACCAAAAGACAGCGACTGAGGCGGTGCAAGCGCTGGTCAAGTGTGAGGCACTCGCGTTCGATATCGAAACACAACCGTTGTTTCCGTATCCGAGAGAGCGGACGAAAACGGCGTACCGGAAGTACTTCCAGTACCTCACACGCAACCGGTGGGGGTTGACGTTCAATCCCGACGCTCGCGCCCTTCCCGATCCGCTGCCTCCACCTATTGACCATCTCGCCGAAAAGCAGCGCGTGCTGCGTCTTGTTGACGAGGCCCGCGCGAAGAAGCGCGGCGGGAAGACCGCCGACCGACGCATCCGCGATCTTGAAAGCGTGCTGGAAGCGCTCAGTGAGCCGGTCGTACCGGCGTGGGTGATGAAGCACATTGCGTCGTTGTTGGCGAGTGGAACGTACAACAACGATCCGGTGCGCCCTGGTCTCGACCCGCGCACATCGCGCGTCTTCCTCGTCCAGTTCGCGACGCCGACCGGCGACGCTTACTGCTTCAACGCGCGCCGCGTCGGGTTGGACGTTTTCCTTCCCATCTTTGAGCGCGTACCGCTAGTCGGTGCGAATTTGACGTTCGATGTGCAGTTCGTACTGCACACCACTGGTGTTTTCCCCAAAGTCGAGTGGGACGTTATCGTAGCCGACCGCGTCATCACGCTGGGGCTTGACGTTCCACACTCGCTCGCGGCCGTCGCTGAGCGCTGGGCGGGTGAGGCGCTCGATAAGAGCGTGCGGGATACGTTTGCGACACCCTACACGTTGGAGCCGACGCCGGAGCAGATTGAGTACGCGCTGAAAGACGTCGAAGTTCTTTTCGCAATCCAGCGCAGCCAGCAGCAGCGTGCTGAAGCGTTAGAGGTTCTGGACGCGGTGCGGCTATTTGTCAGCCTCACCGTTCCTACCGCCGCTGTCGAGTACTGCGGGCTGCGCATTGACGTAGCCCGTTGGAACGAACTGGCGGACGAGGCGGAGCGGCGGCTTTGCACTGCGTCTGAGCAATTCGCTGAATATCTAGGCGTTGAGCCTAATGAGCTATCGAAACGCGAATTGGTCAAGGCGGCGGCGAAGACGCGCGGAGTTGAGGTCAATTCGCTCGACAAGCAAGAGTTGGGCGAAGCGGAACGTGAGTATGAAGACGACCAGGAGAAGTATCGCTTTTTCGATCTCTACCGCCAGTGGTCGCACTGGCAGAAGCGAGTGACGACCTACGGGCGGTCGTTTTTGGCGTACATTCACCCGCTCACTGGACGCGTTCATCCGCACTTCAAAATCGCGGGCGCGGACACCGGACGGTTCGCGTGTGGTGAACCGAACCTTCTGAACATCCCCCGCGGCGAGGGTGACGATCTCGACTTCCGCAGCGCGTTTCTCGCGCCGGAAGGGTTTGTATTTATCAATGCCGACTACGCGGCGATGGAGCAGCGCATTGCGGCGGACTTGTCGGAAGACCCTGCGCTGCTGGCGCTGTTCGCGCGTGGCGGCGACAATCACAGCGTCACTGCTGCGTTGATGTTCCATCTGCGGCGCGGGGATGTAGATGAACCGACTCCGACAACACTGATGTTCCAGGGCCAACAGATTGAGGGATACGTTATTCCGTCGGACTGGGACGCGCAAACGCTGGTGCGATTTGCACTGGAGAGTGGGCTGGCGGAGCAGATCGGGAAAGTATATAAGAAGACGACGCGGCAGGTCGCCAAAGCGGTGGCATTTCTTTACTTCTACGGCGGCACTCCGGTCGGATTGGCGAAGAAGTTGCATCTACCGGTCGATGATGCGGCGCAATTCTTTCGAGACTTCAGAGCGGCGTATCCGGTGCTGTCGGACTGGTTTGCGGACACCGCCCGCGCGCCGTTCGAACAATCAGCCCGACGCGCCGATGGAACGCCCATCGGATACGTAACGACGTATGCCGGTCTGCGCCGGTGGTTCACGCTACCGAAGTCTACCGCACCGAACAACGAACAGTGGCGGCAGCGCGGAGCTATCCAAAGGCAGGCGATGAACCATCCTTGCCAAGGAGGGAACGCGGTGGTGATGGCGCAGGCGATGGCGGATGCCTTCCGTCTGTGCACGCCGCGCGAAGGCGGATATGAGGCGACGCTGGGGATTGAACGGATGTTTGTTGCACCGATTTACGATGAGGCGCTGGCGATTGTGCCGGAGACGCTCACAGACGAGGAAGCGCAACGCTGGCTGGAGCAGGTGATGCTTGACGCGGCGCAGCGGTATATGGTGCGCTGTTCGCCTGCGGTGGAGGCAAACCCAACATCAAAGAATTGGAGGAAGTATTGATGGCATCATTCTTTGGCGTCAAAATCCGAAAACCACAACCGCTTGTTGACGCGATCCGCGCCGTCGTTGCCGCGAAACATCGCCCAACCGCGGCGCGGGACCTCGTCTACGCAAGCGAGATTTCCGGTTGTGATCGGCGGATAACCTTTGCGCTGTTGGGGTGCGAGACGGATGCGCCGCGCGCAGATAGCCCGTCGGCGCTGATTGGCGACGCAATTCACGCGTACCTTGAGGCGCTGCTGGTAGAGGCGTTCCCTGGTCGCGTTGAAACGGAAGTGCGGGTAGTGAGCGGCGCGATCTCCGGTCGGGTTGACGCGCTGCTGACCGACGAAAACGACGCGCTGATGGTGATTGACATCAAATCCGTCAGCGCGCGTGAGTGGGCGTCGCGCTCGAAGTTGGAAGAATACATTGACCAGATCAGCGTCTACGCTGCGCTGGTCGAGGCGCAGACCGGCGTCGTACTGCTGGTCAACCGCGATACGGGTGAGATGGAAGAAATCCGTTTCGACGTTGACCACGCCCGCGCCGAGGCGCTGCTCTACAAGGCGATGCGGCTTCAGTCGTTGGCGCTCGAAGGATATATCGCAGAAGCGGTCGCGTGGGGGACGGAAGAATGCCGGTGGTGTCCGTTCAGAAAGAGGTGTGAACCTCTTGACAAAACGGGCGTTCTAGTGTATAATGACTAAAGGCGATTGTGCCGAAGGTGCTGAAGGTGCTAGAAAGGAAGTGGAGTATGTTCAAGGAACTGATAGACAACGGCAAACACAGCGAGCGCCCCGCGCTCAATGGCGCGTATGTCGGGTATTTCTTAGGCGTCAAAGAGCGCCAGCGGGCGACGTTCGAGACGAGGCTTAGCGCAGAACCCGAACTTGAGGATGTCTTTGTTTTCGAGTTCGAGATTGAGGACGCTGAGTTTGACGCGCCAGTACGGGTATCAAAGTGGGTACGGAAACCGAAACGGCTGACGCACCCAAGCAACGGCAAGGCAACAAACCTCTACAAGACACTTGCGGCGCTCTACGGCGTCGCGTTGATGACGGACAAACAACTCGATGATGCCGAGGAATTTGTCCAGACCGCCGCCGTCGGGAGAGAGTACCAGCTCACGCTGGAGACGAAGCCCAGCGGGTGGGTGGAGATTGTTCATATCGCGCCCGTCCGTAAGGCGCACAATAGGAAGATAAGGGAAGATGAGGAAGTCCCGTTCTGAACCGCGCTGGAAAAGGAAGGAGCGTGATGCAATTAAGGCTTTGCAAGCCATCTTTGGGCGGGTGAGCGATCCCTCGCTTGCCCGCCTTTTGACATCCACCGGACGTGTGGGACACCTCACGCGCTTTGGTGTGGACGGGTTCGTTGGGGATAATCCTGGCTTTGCAGTTGAGGTGAAAGCGAGGAAGAAGATGCTGACGAAGCAGACGATTGAAGCGCTGCTTCAGACAATTGACCGCGCGGCGCGCTTTGAGCGTATACCGTTGTTCGTACTGGTGTTCGGCGACGACGTTCCGACGCGCACCGAAAACGGCGCGCGCGTCGAACGCGAGTGGGTGATGATGCCGCGCCGCGTTCTGGAAGAGATTGTCGGGAAGGAGCGGAAGGACGAGGGGATCACCGATGCGTGACGACGATCTACACGCCGCGATGGCGTTTTTTGCCGCGCGGCTACGCGGCGCAGAGGTGACTGAGGCGGGGCTGCGGCGCTGGACGCGCCATAAACTGCGCAACGACGCGCAGGCAGTCGCAGAACTGATGTTGACGGTTGGGTACCGACCGACGTACATCAGATACTTTCTGCGCTACCACATCCGCGCCGTCGATCCAGAGGGCGACAGCGAGGATGTGACGCTCGCCGTCGCCGACCTCCACGCGGCGGCGAAACGGCTGCGGCAGCCGTACCGCGACCTTGCGGCGGTGTGCTTGAAGTGGGGCTACGTGCACGAGACGGTGGTGCAGATGCTGGCAAAAGTGTTGGATAAGAGAGGGGAAGTGGACATCCAGAAAGGACGGATGGGGTATGAGTGACCTTATCGCTTGGATTGTTGCAGGGGGCGTCATCCTCGCCCTCGTCAACAGCAACGTCGCCGACGGGCTGCTGAACGCGCTCGACCTCAGCGACAACCTCAAGCGCGCCGTCGATTGGGCGCGTGGAGTGCGCGGGGTTCCGGCGGGCGTGGCGTCGGTGTGTTTCTTCATTCTCGCGTATGTGTTCGGCGCGTTGGCGTACCGCTACGACCTCGTACCGACCTGGCGCTTCATTCAACCTATCGCCGCTGATGTGCTGGCGACAGGCGCGGAGTGGTTGACGCTATTCACGCTGTTCGTAACACTCCTTCCGACGCTGATCGAACTCGCGACGGTCGGACTGATGCAGCGCGACATCAAGGCGTTGCAGTGGATGCTGTACTTCTTTGTCTTCTTTGACATTGTCACCGACTATCGCGAAGCCGTTGAACTCGTCGAAGTCTGGCAACGCGGTGAGTTGTTCGCACCGCTGCCAGGCGCGCTTCAGGGCACGACGATGGTGCTCGCGAAAGTCGGATGGACGTTTGCGGCGTCGTTCGCATTTGAGTTTCTCGCCATTCTGTTTGCGGTGACAGCATTGCTCCTCGCGGCGAACGTGCGTGCGACCGGTGGAGGCGGACGGTGAATGTCAGCGGGAAAACTGTCTTCTTGATGTTGTTCGCGGTCGCGGTCGCGTTCAGTATTGACCCTGTCTTTGGCGCGCTCACATTCACGGCGATGTTCGCGGCGACGAACCGCGACGCGGTAGTGCGCGCGTATCGCGCGCTGGACGATGCGGCACGGCGAGTGGAGCGGCAGCTGGAGCAGCGTGGCTGGCTACCAACGCCGCTCGCCGAGGGTGTCACAACACATCATATAAATAAAGAAGAAGATACTGTTGTGACAGTTGAAGACCAGGCGCCCGCGGCTGCGACAGCTGTCACAACACCTCATATAAATAAAAAAGAAGATACTGTTGTGACAGTAGCCACAGCCCCCGCTGCTGTCACAACACGTATGGCTGTCACAACACATCATATAAATAAAAGAAATGAAGGTGTTGTGACACTTCCTCCGCCGTCGATGTTCAACCCGACCGACCGGCGACCGGCGCGGTTTGCTGTCCCGCTGGGCGTTGACCAGACCGGCGCGTTCCGCTGGCTGGACTTCAACAAAGACGCGTTGCACATCGGGCTGTACGGAACCAGCGGCTGCGGCAAAGATCATCTTCTGCGGCTGTGGTTCACCGCGCTGCTCAACGAACCGGCGGCGCAGTGGGCGATCCTCGACGGGAAGGGTGATTGGCTGACGCCGAACATCGCCCGTCTGCCGCAGATGCTCTTTCCGCCCGCCGGAGGCTACGGTGATGAGGGACAGCAGAGGATTGTTGAGGCGATTGAGCTCATCAACGAGGAGGCGAAGCGTCGGTTCGGACTACTGATGAATGCAGGCGTGCGTAGCGTTGAGGAATACAACCAGGCTGCGCCCGAACCGCTGCCTTTGTTGATTGTATTGGCGACGGACATCATTGATGTCGTGGACGAGACGGAGCGTCTACTCATCGCCCTCGTCAGCAAGGCACGCGCGTTGGGTATCCGCGCTATCATTTCGATGCAGACCCCTACCGGCAAGCGGCTGGAGTGGCGGATGAACCTCTCAACGTTGATATCCGGCGCGCTGGTGGATGGAAGCCAGGACGCGCCCGCTTTAGGAGTACGCGACCCGAAGGCGCTGTTGTTCAGACCGTCACAACTGCCACCGCCGCCTGGCGAACGCGGACTATTTGTGGTGCGTCACAACAATGAACAGTTTCTTATCCACACACCGGCGCTGGTCGGGGATTTCGACGCGCTTATCGACGCGCGCAACGATGCGGCGCTGCTGGAGACGCTGCTCGCTGTCACAACACATCATATAAATAAAAGAAAGACTGCTGTTGTGACAGTGGCTGCGACCGCCGCCTCCGTTCCACCGTCCCCGACGCGCGGGGACGAAATTGAACCGTCCCAGCGCTTTGTGACGCTGCAAAACGCCCCTATGCCCGTCCCAGCGCTTGCTGATGCGCTGGGACAGTCGGGACGGGTGAATATGGCGTCACAAAGCGCTGGGACGGCTATTGTCCCGTCCCCGTCCCCGAATGTCCCCGTCCCGACTGTCCCCGAACCCGCCGAAAACGCCCAAAATGGGGGTTTTTCCGAGAGCGGGGACGTTTGGGACGGGGACGGGGACGAAACCGCACCGTCCCGTGGCTTTGTGACGCCACAAAACGCTCCTACCATCGTCCCAAGGCTTTCTGATGCGCTGGGACGGAATGAGGGGGTGGATATGGCGTCAGAAAGCGCTGGGACGGACATCGATCCGTCCCCGACGGTCGGGGACGGGGACGATGCGCTGATCGCGGCGCTAGCGGCGCTCCGGCGCGCGGGTGTTAATCGGGAGCAGGCGCGGGCGCTAGGTGCGCGGTTTAGAAACGACGATTGGGCACGCGCGGCGCGGCTGTTGGAGGGCAGCGATGAGTGACTGTCACAACACCTTATAGAAATAAAAGAAGAATAGGTGTTGTGACAACGCCCGCGCGCGGGGACGAGGCGCTGCTCGCGGCGCGGTCGGTTGTTGAGGATTGACAGAAAGGAGGAGAAGAATGGAGAAGATCGAACTTTGGTGCGGTGTTCGTGGGAAGAGCACGCGGCGGGTACGCTTTGTCGGTGAATATCTCGATTACGTTGACATACGCCGCGCAGACGACTGGGTAGAGCTCGCAGCGCTCTATCGCACTGAGGATGGGAGCGTTGTGGTGCACCAGATGCGATTATCCGTCGTAAACGACGGTATTGATGTCGCAGAGGCGCATATCATTCCCGCGCTCGATGCTGGTGAACAACAGCTGTCACAACACCTTATAGAAATAAAAGAAGAATAGGTGTTGTGACAGGAGAGGAGATACACACGTGATATTTCGTATTCTCGCAACGCTTGCTGTGTTGCTGCTCAGTGCGCCCAGCGCGCTCGGCGTCCAGCGTGCGCTTGCGCCGACGCGCGGCGACCTCGCAGGCTGGCTGGCGGCAGTAGGGATTGAGCTGGCGTATCTGTCGTTGGCGTTCGCGGCGTTCGAAGACCAACGACGCCAGCGGCTTGCGGTGCGCGTGGCGCGTGCGGCGGTGCTCACTGCGATTACGCTCAACGTCCTCGCCGACTACGCCGCGCGCGTACCGGAAGGGTTGAGCGGCGCAGCGGTGTTTACGGCGACGTTTGATTGGTTGTTGCTGGCGCTGGCGGTGCTGGAGAGCGCACCACTTGCGGCACTAGCATATACGCTTGCGACGTTGCTGCACAGCAGTGCGCAGTCGCATACGGCGCATACGGATGCGCATACGGCGCATACGGATGCGCATACGGCGCATACGACATATCCGAAAGCGGATACGCATACGTCGTATCCGAAAGCGGATACGGAAGCGGATGCGCATACTGCGCATATGTCGCAGTCTCATACGTCGCAGTCGCATACGTCGCAGTCGCATACGTCGCATACGTCGCATACGTCGCAGTCGCATACGTCGTATACGGATGCGCATACGACGCATACGACGCAGCAGCAGCGCATTGCTGATGCGGGACAGTCGCATCCGAAAGCGGATACGGATACGTCGTATCCGAAAGCGGATACGCATATGTCGCAGTCGCATATTGCGCATACGGATACGCAAGCGGATAATGCGCAGTCGCAGTCGCATTCGCATTCGCATTCGCAGCGCACTACGTCGTACCAATGTCCGCACTGCGGTGCGGCGTTGGTGCGCCAGCAGCAGTACGCGGCTGCGAAGCGGTACGGGCATTGTGCGGCGTGCCGTAATCAGAAGAAGGAGACGTAATATGAGGAAGATACGCGCCCCATTCCCGTATTTCGGTGGGAAGTACCCCATAATTGACGAACTAAATCGGCGCTTTGGCGATATAGATGTGCGGATCGATCCGTTTTGCGGTTCGGCTGCGTGGATACTCGCCTCACCGCCGGTGCGAACGGAGATCATCAATGACCTTTACGCCGATGTCGTAAACGCTTACCGCGCCATCCGCGCCGACCCGGACGCGGTAGCGTATTACTGCGATTATCCCGTGTCGGAACTGGACAAGCTTGCGCGCACCTGGACGTTGCGTGAAACGTTGCCTGAGCGCGCTGCGCGGTGTGCTGCTGATCCGGACTGGTACGATGCGAAAGCGGCGGGGTATTATCTCTACACTGTATCGGTTGATATAAGGGCGGGACCGCACAAGCGCGGTCCTTGGGTAATTGAGGACGGGAAACTGGTCAAGCGCAGCGGAGCGGACGGGATGCGAAAAGAACTGCCTAGTTTGACACATCGGCAAGGAACTGTCGGAAAGCGTTACGCAGCGCTGGTCGCGTGGTTTCGGCAAATCGCCGAGCGTTTGCGTACGGTAGCAATCATCTGTGGAGACTGGCGGCGCGCGATCAGTACGTTCCCGTCTGGCAAATACGGCGTAGCTGCTATTCTTATCGATCCGCCATATCTTGGGTATGATTACCTTTACGCGACCGACGCGCAACCTTCCGTCTGGATTGACGCCGCCCGCTGGGCGGTCGAGTGTGGAGACAATCCGAATGTGCGGATCGCCGTATGCGGTTACTGGACGCCAGAAGTGGATGCGCTGTTTCCGGCGAACTGGGCGCGGTTCCGGCGGACTGCGAACGGCGGGTTCAGCAATGCACGGAAGCGCGGCGTGAACGAAAATCGACATCGGGAATGCGTCTGGTTTAGCCCGCATTGCTCAAAATAAAACCCCATCCGTCGCCGACTTGATTACGTCTCTACAATGATTATCTATGAGTTCTTTATTTGGACAAGGAGAAGACACATATGAGAACCATTCGTATGCTCCGCGCCCACTACGGCACCCGCGTGGGCGATTACATCACACAAAACACGTGCAGAGCAATTACTCTACACGCAACAGCAGGCACGAACAGCCTGCATTGGCTACAAAACGGCGGCGGAAACACGCCGTCCCAATGGGTATCGTGCCACTACCTCATCGATAAGTCAGGAAACATCACGCAATTCACCGACTGCGAGGGCCGCGTTGCGGACCCTAATCGCTTGGTGATGTGGCACACCGGACCGTCAACTTGGAACATTGACGGTGTGGTTATTCCGATGGAACGCGGTCTGAACGGATGTTCTATCGGTATTGAGCTTGAGAACCTCAACAACGGGATTGACCCATATCCGCCGAACCAATACGCCGCCGCACTACGCCTAACCAGAGATCTCGTGGCACGCTACAACATACCACGCAACCAACTCGTACGACACCTCGACATCGCGCCCGGACGCAAGAGCGATCCGGCTGGCTTTCCCTGGGAAGCCTTCCGAACTGAGGTCTACGACCAGACACGCCCGCCACTCCCCGCCGATCCGCGCGTGATTGGTACACCGCCGACGATGAGCCTTGCGCGGTGGAATGATGTTATGCGCAGACGCTCGCCCATCACCGATGAACGCGAGACAGCCTTCCTCTGGCACTACCTGGTTCACCTGGACATTGACCCCTGCGCTTTCTTAGCGATGTGGATAGTAGAGCAAGGCCCGACGCTAAAAGGAACGCTGTCCCTGCAAACTCGGAACCCGCTGAATGTGGTCTCCTACGGTGAGCGGTGGCCACGCGTCTGGCACCGAGACCGCTACTGGAACCAGTATGAGACGTGGCAACTGGGGGTGATTGCAAACGGCCTTCACCTGAAGCAAATCTACGGCGCACGAGGTTTGCTGACGGTCCGCCAGATTGTCCCCGTTTTCGCCCCGTCGGGAGATGGGAACGATGTCGAACGCTACATTGCGTCAGTGATCGCCAGGATGAAAGAGCTTCAAGGCTAAATCTCGGTGTCACAACACGCTATATAAATAAAAGAGAAGTGGGTGTTGTGACGCCTCGCGCTCCACCGTCGCCCGCTGCTCGTTCGTCAGCGTTGTCACAACACATATTCTTCTTTTATATATATGCTGTGTTGTGACAGTGCTGCCTGCTGTGACACCCGCGCCCACGCGCCGCCGGTTCTTCAGCAGTGTCACAACACTCTATATAAATAAAAGAAACATTGGTGTTGTGACATCCCGCGCGTCGCGTCTGGCGTACAAAAACACGATGCGTTTCCGGTATAATGAGGACGAGTGGGGGAAATGCCCCACCGAGAGAGGAGTAGGAGGGCAGCAGTGAACCTTCCATTTGCGCAACCGCTTGATAAGATCACCTATGGCGCGTTAGCCGCCGTGACGGTCATCATTCTCACCTGGGCGCTGCGCGATTTCGCGGTGCTTGACCTTCCCGCCGAAGTTCAGTCGGCGCTGGCGGTGATTATCGGATACACCGTCTCGTATTTCGTTCCGCTGAACGAGTTCGAGGCTGAAGCAATCGCTCAGACGTTCTACCACAGATGACTGACGAACCGCTCACAGACGAAGCCCGCGCGGCTGTGTTACGCGCGCTGCTGATGATTGCTCTCAACGAGAGCGACCCCGCCAGCGCGCGCGTCGCTGCGGCGCGGTTGTTTCTGTCGCAATTCGATGAACAGCCGAATGCCGAACGAGAGGTGCTGGTAGTTGTCGATGAAAAGGCGGCCGCCAAGACGATATGAGATACGATTGCCCCAATTGCACGCCGACCAGCGCGCCGTTGCTGAACAGACCCGCGACGCGCGATTTGTACATCTGCGTGCCGGTCGGCGGTGGGGGAAATCGCATCTGCTGGCACGGATGCTGGTCGAAGCCGCGCTGGTGCAGCGACAGACGGTCGGGTATTTCGCGCCGACATACAAATTGATGCTGCCGGTGTGGGAACAGACGCGGCGCGTGCTGCGCGCACCAGTTGCGGAAGAACATAAGGCGGAGCGACGGATTGACGCCGCAACCGGCGGGCGAGTTGAATTCTGGTCGTTGGACAACGAGAATGCGGGGCGGTCGCGGGGGTATGATTTGATTGTCGTTGATGAGGCAGGGTTGGTCAGAAATCTCGAAACAATCTGGCGCGAAAACCTCATTCCCGCGCTGCTTGACCGGCGTGGCAGAGCTGCGCTCGCCGGAACGCCGAAAGGCAAAGGCGACTTCTGGCGCATCCACCAGAGCGCGCTGGACGACCCGCGCTGGGCGACGGTGCGGCGCTCCACCAGCGATAACCCGCGCCTCGACCCCGCCGACATCGCGCTGTTGCGGTCTGCGATGACCGAACGTGCGGCGCGTCAAGAACTCGACGCCGAATTCCTAGACGACGGCGGCGCGGTGTTCCGCAACGTCCGCGCGTGCGTCGGTGAGGTTGTGCGCAGCAACGAGGCGGCGATTATCGGCGTGGATTGGGGACGATACGAGGACGCCACCGTGTTCGTCGCGCTTGACCCGCAGACGCGCTGTGTCGTGGACGTTGAGCGGTTGACCGATGTGGAATTCGCAACGCAGCGACGGGCGTTGGTCGCATTCTGGCAGCGGAACGGGCGCGGCGCGGTGGTTGCAGAAGCCAACAGTATTGGCGCGCCGAATATTGAGGAACTCCAACGCGCTGGGCTGCCGGTGCAGGCATTCACCACAACCGCTGCAACAAAACCGTTGTTGGTTGATACTCTCGCGCTTGCATTGGAGCAGCGAACGATTACGCTGCCGAAGTTGGACTGGCTACTCAACGAACTGGAGATGTTCAGCGTCGAGATCGGCGCGTCCGGTCGCGCGCGTTATAGCGCGCCGGAAGGATGCCACGACGATGGCGTAATCGCGCTGGCGCTTGCGGTGTGGGGTGCGTCGCGCGGCACTGAGGTGTTATTTGATGTCTAAACCCGCTGCTCAAATCATACTATCGCCGACCGAGCGCTACGACATCAAAGCGCTCAACGTTGAGGACTTCCTTCCGTCCGCGTGGACGGGCGCATTCGGCGACGGCGAGGCGGTTGATGTGGAGACGGCGTATGAGCGCGTTGCCGTGGTGCGCACAGCGGTGACGCTGCGGGCGAATGCGCTGGCGTCGCTGCCTTGGGAAATCACAACGCGGCGCGGGACGTTGGTGGCGTTCGACGCAGAGCAGCTGGCGGCACTTATCCGCGGTATTGAGATTGACCTCTGCCTCTACGGCGCGGCGTATCTGCTGCGCGATCCCTCAGCACCTCTCGGTCTCCGTCGTCTGCACCCGCGTACCATCACCCCAACCACCGACGCGAAACGCGGGCTGGTCGGGTTCGTCCGGCGGGCGAACAACGTAGAGCTACATCTTGAGCCGGAAACCGAACTGCTCTACTTCTGGGAACCGTCGGTGAGGAGCGAGGTTGAGCCTGGCGTCGGGCTGGTGACGACGGCGCTCACTCAAGCCCGCGCGCTGCTGGCTGCCGAACGCTACCAGACGGCGTATTTCGAGCGCGGCGCGGTGCGACCAACGGTGTGGATGTTCGCGCAGCGCCCGACCGACGCCGAACGGTCGCGGTTTGAGCAGTGGCTACGGCAACTCGTCAGTGGCATCCGCAATGCGTTCCGGCATCTCGCGCTGTCAAGCGAGATAAAGACAGTGACGCTGGGCGACAAGCTCACCGATGTGATCCAACCGGAACTGCTCCAGCGCGCGGCGGAATTGATGCTGACCGCGTTTCAGGTTCCGATGTCGTTGGTCTTCAGTAACGCCAGCACCTACGCAACCGCGTTGCGTGATTATCAAACGTTCGTTCTTCTCACAATACTGACCAGAGCGCGTGAGATTACCGCGATGCTCCAGCCGCATTTCGTTGCGTATAATCAGGTTGTACGTTGCAACGAAGCGCGCATCGACGCGGTGCAGAACTCGGAGCTTGAGAAGGCGGAAGCCATCCAGCGGCTGACGGGGCAGTCGGTGCTGACGCTGAACGAAGCCCGAGCCCGCCTCGATCTGCCGCAATTCGTCGAGGATGCGGCGGATCGAGAACTACTGCGCTTGCGTAACCGTCTCGCGATTGCGCGTGAGGCGGTGGCTGCTGGACTTGACCCAGCCGCCGCGCTGCGTCTGGCGGGCGTCAACGGCGCTGAACCGACGGAAGACGCGGCGAAGGCGTTGAAGAAGGAAGATGAACCAGAACTGCTGCCGCACGAGGTGCAGCTCTACCGCGACCTCAAGCGCGCATTCCAGCAGTTGCGGCAAACGATGCTTGATGGCGCAGACGAGATCACGGCGCAAACGTTCAACAAAGAGCTCTATTTCGCGATGCGGCGCAACTTAGAGACAATCGCGCGTTTGTTCGCCGACGAGATGCGCGCCGAGGTCGGGGTTGCGGTCGAGGTTGACGCGTTGCTGGCGGACTGGGCGGAGAAAGCGACGCGTCGCCAGGTGGAAGATCTACTCTATCCATACACGCGTGACTACATCGCCCGCGCCGTCGCCGCGTGGCAGCGAATGCCAGGCGCGGATCGCGCCGAACTCGTTGCAATGGTTGAACCAGTCGTTGGAGCGAAGCGCGCTGAAACAGTCGCCATCACCGCCGCAACCGAGGCGGCGACGGCGGGCGTGCGGACGTATCGTGATGGGCTGCGCGCCGAGCACAATCTGGAGTATGTGATGATCTGGGAGACCGCCAACGATGAGCGCGTCTGTCCGGTGTGCGGTGCGCTGCACGGCACGCGAGAGGATGAGTGGGGCGGGCGTTCCGGTCCGCCCGCGCACCCGCGTTGTCGTTGCGGCGTCAGGCTGGAGCGCGTCAATGAGAGTTAACGTCTCGGTCGATCTCGATAACGCACTGCGCAAATTGTTGCCGCGCACGCCGCAGATCGAAGCCGCGCTTGACGCGGGCGCAGCAGCGGCGCACAGCGTGATGCAAGTCTACCCGTCGCCGCCCGCCGGATCGCGCTATCGGCGGACGGGCAACTTGCGGCAGAAGTTGCGGATAAAGAAACTGTCGAAAACGTCACGTGTCGTTGAGAATACCGCATCCTACGCGCGGTTCGTCTATGGAATGCCGCAAGCGTGGATGCACCGCGGACGCTGGGCGTCGCTGAAAGACGCGGCGGAAGAAGCAAAGAAGGAAGCTATTGCGGTGCTGAAGGAGATGGGGAGGTGAGGAGATGGAGTGGCAGACCGCGCCAGGCGCGGCGCTGAAGGTAGTCGAGAGCGGCGACATTGAAGGGCTGCTGGTCGTCTTTGGCAGTCCAGACGTCGTTGACCTCGAAAACGAATTCTTCACGCAGGAAACCGACTTTGGGCGTTTGCGCGAAACTCCAATCTGGTTGAACCACGCGCAGCCGATCAAGACCGCGTCGGGGATTATCCTCATCGAGGATCAGATTGGCTACGGCGCGTTGGAAGCCACTGATGAGGGGATGATTATCCGCGGGCTGCTTGACGCAAAGTACCGCTACCTCACCCAGATCGCTTCTGAGATGGGCTGGTCGAGCGGCACTGCGGCGCATCTGGTGCGACGCGAACCGGTTGGAAAAGCGACGT